CGACGCTCGTCCGATCTGGGGTGCTCAAGAATGGAATGAGAACATTATCAATAATATCTGGGGGTAAAAGTAAAAACTCATCCAGAATAAGTACGTTTGCGCGAATACCACGAATTTTTTCTCCAGTTAGCGGGATGGCAGTGATGCTGCCCCCATTGATTTGCCATTCGTACTGGTCGTTACGCTTGCTTTTCAAACCGAAACACTGTCGCGCGAGAGCTGCCTCTGGAGACATTAGAAATTTTTCAATTTCATTAAAAACACGACGACTAGTACGAAAGTTAATAGATGCGATAAGTATTTTAGTTCCAGGTTCTAACATGCATTTCAGAATACAATAAATTGCGGCACAAAAACTTTTAGCACCGCCGCGACCCCACACTAACATACAGTAGTTTCTATTAAAAAAAGAATTAAGGGTTAATTCTTGATAAGCTTCTAACGTTAAACCCAAAGATAATTCTGTAGTAAAACCAAGATTATATCTTAAAAATTTGGCAAGGCTAATCCGTGCTTCTTCATCGGTCAAGTCTCCTTTTAGATTGAGCAACTCTTGATTAACGTTAGCTAATGGCTTAGATTTTTTTTGATTTCCTACAATGAGTGCCATGTTGTGTCAAAATAATATTGTAAATCTATATCAAAAGCATTTTCATCCATTTCTAATATATGAAGTGTTTTATTACGAGCATCTTCACGTCCATCACAAAATACAAATTGTATATTATCGTAATTTCTTAAAATTTGCCGCATATTATGAGCAATAAAATCTCCAGAAGCCTTGGAAAATTTTTGTTTCTGATACATCATATTATTTAAAGTAGACTCAACTACTACAACAATATAACCATTCATTTTTTTAGCGCGTTGAATTTCTTTTTCAAATCTCTCCCTACCGCCGCTCAAAGTACCAAATAAATCAACAAGACTTTTACGTTCTACCGCTAATTTATTATTAGGATGTACAGAGTAATCTCCGTATTCTAATTTAGAATCAATTACAATTTTGTCGTTAAATTTAAAAGGCTTTTGTTCTCGCGTATCTATAATAATTTGATCGATTGAAGTCAAAGCGATATCTTTTTTAATATAATCGAATCTTGTTTTTAAATTTATTGATTTACATATTTCATTGTAAGTCAATCCAGAAAATCCTTCCATGCTACTAGCGGGAATTAAACAGCTAATTGTTTGACATTCAGCTTGAGATGGCGCATACTCTAAATTTTTTAATTCACAATACTGTGATAATTTATGTTTAAAATAATCTCCACATTCCTCTTTACTTAAAGTCTTTAGCCAATTTTTATAATTTTTTTTATCTTTAAAATCGCAAGTTATATACTTATCAAATGTTTTATATTCTAATTTATTTCCATCAAAACGGTCGATACGCCTCCAGCTTGACTCAAAATAAGTTTTAGCGGATACCTTATGGTAATTTTTCAAATGATCTTTTAAATCTGCAAAGGAATCAAACTCGTTTCCGCAAACCTTACATTTTAAATACATTGTATTCTTATCCATGTATAATTATATTAGCTATGGACCATTTCATCTATATCTATTCCCCGAATTACCGCTTTTAATTCGTCCATAGAAGATAACCGTCTAGCCTCGCCTTCTAGATTTTGCTTTTGAGCTTCGGCAAGATGAATAATACTTTTACGACGTTCCTCATCTTTCCATGCCTGAACTAAATTTAAAATACTTGCGTTCTCCTGCTTACGTTCTTGTATCTTTTTAGATCTATCGTCTACAAGGGATTTATATAATTTATTCTGACGCCCACGACACTGGTTATACTCTGTCTGTAGATTGCTAATAGCCTCGTTAAGCTGCATCTTAATATTCCGACCCTCCTCTTCTTCACTTGCCTGCCTAAGAGTTTGACGTAAATCCTCTACTTGCTGAAGAATAGTAGATGCTGTGACAACTTCTGTACACAATACAATAAATTGATCCAACTCCTCCTGAGTTAAGTCCTCTTTATCATAAGTATAACGAATAAAGGCATCTTCAAATAATTTTCTGTCATCATCTCGCCTATAAGTATTGATTTGATAACAAAAACTAAAAGTATTTAAATACCTTTGCAAAGTATCGACTTGTTTTATTTGTACAGCTTTTAATTTATCTAATTCCCAACCTAAATTTAAATACCTATTAATTCTATATAAAGTTTGATCTGATCTACGTGGTGGAAAATATTCCCCAATTGGATTATGACGTTCTTTTGGAACGTAAGTATTCATTTCTAAATGTGTCGGATCTTTTTTCTGAATTGTTTCTACGTACTTGTTTACTTCACGCGCCTCTAAATTTAAATGGGTTAAATCATTATTTTTAAATAAGATCTTTGCCATATCCAAGTAATGTTGATTTTTATAATTATTTTTTATAAATTCTTGGTGATCTGATGTCAATACTATGCGGTTCCTTTGAAATACTGATCGATTTTTATATTCAATATTATTATTTAATAAATATTGTTTTAATATACGACCCTCCTTACTACGACTATCAATATTTTCATTATTATAAGTATAAATCGTAATTTCTGTAAGAGTAGCTTCTGGATTTTTTTGTAAAATTTCTTTTACTCTAAGCTGTTGTTCGGGGGTAAGAGTTTCTTCCATTATAAGATCTCCTTAACTAATTCACGGGCTTTTTGTAAGATTTTAGATTTAATCTTGCTTATCTGTCTATATGCTGGGCGGCCTTCTTTTAAACTTAATTTATAACCCATTTTTTTTGCTACCTCTGGCTCTTCTAGATATTGTAAAAACATATAATCGTAAACTTTCCACTCGATATGTGTTAAATTCTTTTTCATTATTTCATGAAATGCTGGGATAAGATCTTCTATATTAGTAAGATGTTCTTTATCATGGAGAATACTTTCTAAAGTTGTTTCTGGGTTATCATGATTTGGGCTATGAATACTTAATGGAAATTTTACATCATAAGCAGATTTTTTACTTTTCTCCCATTTTTTATAATCTTTACACGAATTATTTTGCGTACCAAAAACTGAACATCCATAGTCTCCAGTATTAAATGGACATTTTAAACATGGTCTTGAAAAATTTGAATAATGATTTCTAAGCATATTAGTCATTTGATGATTAATAACCTGATTTAACCACGGTCTTAATGGGCGATCTTGATCCCATTTATCCCATTTTTTATATATATGTATTCTTAATCTTTGAGAAATGTCTTCAAAATCCATCCAAGCAATTGCGGTAAGGTGCCAACGATGTTTTCGTTTCTGAATTTCTGAATTAATAATATCTATAGATTCTTCAAAACTCGGTCTTGTATTTTTTTTGCGAGGCATATTTTATTCTTGTGATCTTGAAAGACCAGCCTCTCTTTGAAATTCTTGTAATATTTGGTCTTGTGTTTTTGGTGCGGCTATATCTGATGAATCAAAATTAACGGGCTTTGCTGGGTTATCTATTAGTCCTCCTAGACTTTCGTTCTTAGGTTTATAGATGTCGAGTTTGAAAGAGGGTTTAATTTTTTTGAAATTAATATTATTAACTACATGATCTTCGATAGGTTCGGTATCTTCGACTATATCATATGAATTTTCTTTTGATTTTAATTCATTATTATTAATTTTTGAATTAAAAGATTCGCCGCAGTCAGAACAGAATTTTGGCAATGTTAAATTATATTGAGTGGTCTTACCGCATTTGGAACAAAAATATTTCATACACAGTATTGTATTCAATTACACAAAAAAATTCTAAATTCTCTTCCGTAGGATGTTAATAAAAATTATAGTGTAAATTAACTATTGATGTCGTCATTAATTAATTCCAGTCTTTTTAAGATCATCAAAGACGACGTAGAATCTTTGGATGGTAAAATAATTATTTTAAAAGGCCCTTATTGCGGTGGTAAAAGCAAGTGTTCGGGGCTTTTTTATATGGACTCAAATGATAATCCTATTATTAAAGTTGCAAAAGGTTCAATTTCTGAAGAGGAATGGTTTGGCATATTAATTCATGAGTATTGTCATTTTATACAATGGAGCGAAGACAGCAAAGTTTGGAATAAATTTTGTGATACTGATGTTACATATTCAGAAATTATTCTAAAACCTGCTAAATATAAAAAAGAATTACTCCTGTTAATGAATTTAGAATTAGATTGTGAAAAACGTACTTATAAAATAATAAAGAATAATCAATTATTTGATTATAAAGACTATGCACAAAATGCAAATGCAATATTATATAAATATAGTTTTCTATATAATTTTAATAAATGGCCAGAAAATAATAGAAAATCTAAGAAAATTCTAAAATTTTGCAAAACAACATTATTAAATAAATCAGAAGATTATCTAAATATTCCGAAAGAAATTGTAGAGTATTATCAATAATTATTTTTTTAAATTTTCAAACTGCTCAATTATATAGGATAAGATTTCTGAGCGAACAATATCTTCTTTTCCGAATTCAAAAGTATGGATTCCTTTGGTCTTTGATTCCTCTGTATTAAATAAATCGAATACTTTACAAAATCCGCTCTGTTTAATGTCAGATTGTTGAGCGTCTCCACAAATAAACAGCGTAGAAAAAGTCGCCATACGAGTCATAACTAATAAAAAGTCTTCCACGCGACAATTTTGCGCCTCATCCATAATAAATGTTGCATTAGAGATGTTTAGGCCGCGCAAAAATCCTAATGGAACGCCAATAATTCTTTCGTCTAGCATTAAAGACTTAACGTGTGGTACTGGCAGCAATTCATTTAATTTATCTACCAATGGTTGTGTGTATGGGGACATTTTTTCTTCAGATGTACCCTTAATGTAACCAATGCCGTGTACAGAAGATTCTACTGGAACACGGCTATAGTATATTTCACTGGCTTTTTTATCTTTCATGAGGCGCAGGGCACTATAAACTGCCAAAATAGTTTTGGCGGTACCAGCCACACCTTTTAAGATAATTACTTTGGTATCTTTGTGCAAAGCAAGGCTAATAAACTCTTTTTGTCTATCAGTCCAAGGTAGTTCACGGATACTTAGGTCTATGGTTACTTTTGTTTTTTTCTTCTCAGCGTATGGAGAAACGTCGCGGGTTTTTTCAGGTTTTTTTTTCATGTTAGAGAACAATTAACACTACTATTAATTACACTTTTTAGAGTGTAGGCACTTTTTAATTTATTTACTATGTTTTTTTTGAGCTTTACGCTTTTCGCGCGCGATTCTTTTTTCGCACAGCTTACAATACATAGAAAATCCAGATTCTCCATGCAAATCATACGAAAAACTGTCAAGTGGTAATTTTTGACCACAGAGCGCACACACTTTATCGTGTACTGGGCTAGATCTCATGTATATAATTACATTCAATTAATAAAAATAAGTCCATATAAAATTGATATTGACAATAATATAAATATATATATAATCATATTATGACGAACATATATTTTTTCCAATGGATATCAGATCTCGGCGGCGCTGATACTCGTTTGAAAGAATTAATACAATTGTTTTCAGAATCAAAAAAATATAGATTATTTTCGATTCCAAATGACGATTTTCGTTTAAATGAGTCGAAGAACGCAAATTTTTTAAAAGAGCACGGCGTAAAGATTTTATCTTGGAACGATTTGCCTAAAAAAGATACGGGATTTGGAATCTCATTTTGTAACTTCAGAATATTTTCAGATAAATGGCGTATTGAAAAAATAAAATCCATGGGGCTGAAATATATTTGGTCAAATGACATGATGTGGCGAACTCCAGAAGAAACAGAGAATTTTAAACAAAATTTAGTTGATGCGGTGATATATACCAGTGAGCAACATTATATTGATACCTCTACAGTCGAAACAAAAACATTAAAAGAGAATATTATCCCAAACTTTTTTTATTTAAAAAATTATCCGTACATAAATAGAGAGCATAAAACTATTACCACGATTGGCAAGCATAGCCGGAGTGATGAGATGAAATTTTCAGATAATTTTCCAATATTCTACAAGAATTTAAATATTACGAATCCTTTTTATCGTGTTATGGGATTTAATAAAGAAATCCGTGATAAGTTCAAATGGTTTAATTTTAATAATCAATGGCAACTTTTAAATGAGATGGAAGAAAAGACTATTGAGTTTTTAAAGTCTTTAGATGTTTATATATATAATAGCCATTACAAATTTACAGAAACGCAATGTAGAGCTACAATAGAAGCAATGCTAACTGGCCTTCCAGTAATTGCGCCAGCAAAATATAATTTCAAAAATCAAATCTCTAATGGCAAAAGTGGATTTTTATGGGAAACTTACGAACAATGTCAAGAATTTACAAAAATTCTAGAAAAAAACTTTTCTTTAAGGCGCGAAATGGGAATTGCAGGTAGAGAACTTTCTAAAAATCTATGGTGTGACCCAATTAGTCATTTGAAACTTTGGGAAAACTTATTTAACTCTCTATGATAAAAAATAAAATTTGTTATTGGTCGATTGGATGGAAGGATTATTCTTTCATGGTGCAATCTTTAATTAATTCAAAAATTAAATATGGTGTAGAAGGTGATTTTATTGCGTTCACCGATACAGAATTAAAAAATTGCATAAATGAAAAACTAGATCCTAATATTCCTTTGGATTTAAGAAATTACATGTTTAAATTTGCGTATCTGCATAAGTTACTCAAGTACGACTATGATTATTTTATTTTTGTAGATGCGGACAGTATGTTTATTAATGAACCAGACATATCTCCTCTAATGTTCATGGAAAAAAGTCCTTGGCACTGTTTCTTAGAAAGCCCAATCAATTCACCCAACACTAGAAGGTCTGATTGGTGGGGCGTAAGGACAAACGCGTTGACACAAATGTATAGAAGCCTTGGGGTTATCTCAGAAGAGATTAGAAACATGAATGCTGGTTATTGGATATGTAAAAAAGATTTTATAGAACAGGCCTGCGATCTGGGTTTCAAATGTTTTAATTATTTTAAAACAAGAGGATTTAATATTACAGAAGAGATACCAATGGCTTATATTAGTAATTATATGTGTGCAGACGTATCATTTCATTTTCATGAAAAATACGCGAATTATTGGGCTTCGGATTGGATCGGCACATTTAGAGACCAGTTACCGTTTTATAAACCATGGCAATATGAGTCGTATATGACTGGAGAAAAATTTACTGTTAATCCATGCTTAATACACGCCATGCGCAGTAAAAATGCGCTAATAGAAAATGGTAAAAATCTATTATGAGCTAATTTGCGAGTAGTCTTCCTCTGTGATTTCCACTAATTGGTTTATGTAACTTTCGATAAGTGGATCATTATAAATATATTCTGGTAGTGCGAAGTAGACATAACCTTCGGATACTAAATCTGGATTTGAATATAAAATATAATCTAATTTTTGCGTGCTAATATACTGATCATAAAGAGCTTGGTCAATACCAATTCTAATCTCATCGTACATTGACGATTGTACTTTAAAAAATTTATACATTATAGATTCACCCCCCATTTACCTGCCAAATAAGTTATAATTTGATTTTTTTCGGCCTGTGTATGTAATCCAGTGAAAATTAATATTTCATTAATAGAACCTTTCAACGGTGTTGATGCCGCAAAAGCAGAATTGGAACCTACTACAAAAATATTACTATCATTAGTGCCGAATATTTGGGCAAATGTTTCAAATAAATTATTATTCCCCACAGTTACAAGTCCTTCAGAAAGCGGTGCCCCAGAAAAGCTCGCGTATATAATATTTTTACCATCCTGCATTTTTAAAGTTGATAATGAATCTAGACCTGCGGCGCGGCCGCCAATAAAAGAACCTGTATTAACACCAAATCTGTATCTTATAGCAGATGTTCCAAGCGTGTGTTTGATAATTGATGCTTGACTTGAAAATACTCCACCACTAAGACTTGTTTGCGTTGATACATAATAGGTTAATGGTGCATTTAATGGAAATGGATTTGTTCCACTCATAGAACTTACTTCAAATTTTACAGCGCCATTCGAATATGTTGGTTGTATAGCCCCAGCCTGTTCTAAATTAATTCCATTATTAATTTTATTTTGCCATATTCTTACTGTTTGACCATCCGTAGCTAAAACCCCAGGCGCGTTATAAACGCCATAATCACTACTATACCAACTCAATAAATTCGGAAAATTATTAGGTTGAAAATTATAATATATAATAGAAGTGGCCGCGGCGCCAGATGCGAATATAACATTACCAGCATTAATATTATTAACTCCAATAAAATTCATTTAATATATCATATTACACTATACTATTAAAATATAAATTATCTGGTTTCGCGCCACTGGATATTTGCGCGGGTATTGCTACTTCCAGCGCCGATTCCAGTCGCAACAATAACAAATACATTACTGTCTGTGCTGTCTATGTTTTGGCTGATGTATCCGCGCTTTGCACTTGAGATGGAAGTGGTTTGGTTACT